ATTGAAGTATGTGTAGTCGTTTTTAGTGGACACTACGTCTACATTGTAGTCTTCCTTAACGTCATTTACATCATGACCTTTATTGAGCAGGTGTTGAGCTAAAGTTTTCTTAGCTACCCCGTCAAATTGATCGTACCAAGATTTGTTAAAAGGATGTTTGATCATTGTAATCTCCTAGTTATGAATAGTTTTTAATTACGAACTCTTTTAATTCCGTGTAGCCACCTAACAGTGTTCCGTCTGGATGGAATATCTGGGGTACAGTAGTTATGCTACTTCTTTTCAGTAAGGTTAGAACCCACTTACTACTGGGTGATTGTATGTTGTACTCTGTGTAAGGCAAGTTACAACCGTTCATCATTGTTTTGGCTAAGTCACAGAAGTTACACTGGTCTCTACTTATCATCGTCCACATTTAATCTCTCCTGTATTACAATTAGTAATTTCTTTTGTTCTTTCTCCGACATGATAGGCCATTCCCTTATCTCGTCAATGGTTCGCATACACCCCGTGCAGTATCTATCGTTGTTAATGCGACAGACCTTTACACAGGGCGATGCTACAGTGCCTATGCTCCGATGTCTACGATTTCGCATGAGTCACCGGTACATGCAAATGCTTGGCTAGAGCTTGTGCCATCTTCTGTTTCGTAGCTACTCAACTTAGACCAATCAATCTTCTCAGGCATCTTATTTAGTAATGCCTCATATTCAGCCTTGTTGCAATCCTGATAGGGTGCTTGCTGATAAGTATGATCGGAGTGTGGTAAGAATGACACACCTGACATCTCGTCAAAGTGTTCATACACAAATGCACCCACAGCTAGCCACTCTTCTTCTCGAACTGTGCAAGTCACCGATGGTTTGTGTTCGCACCAGTGTCGTTGGTAAGCAAGCCATGTCTCTAGCTGTTCAATTGCTGACATGTCATTACGTGTAACGGCATTCGGTGGTGACTGCACAGGGAAGCTGAACACCGTAGTAGTCTCAGGATTAAACACGCAAGGTTCAGCAGGGATGCCTTGATCTTTCATCATCTCTGTTAGGGGATCGTTGTTGTCTCCTCTAACGGTTCGGATGTAATAATCGTTGTGTCTGGCGTGTATACCGGAGGCTGAATCGACCAATTGTGATACAGTACCAGAAGGTTTATTGCAACTAATAGCAGTACTAACATTGATACCAAGACGAGAAGCCCACTCAGCATTAGTATCGACAGCCACCTTGCGAAGGTATGAAAGTGTTTCATCTAATCCTTTATTCTTTAACGTCATAAGGGGGTTGTCCATTACCCCTGTGAGTGACACACCCAACAGGCGTTCTTCTTCTGTATTTCGTTGCCACATCTTTCGCAGATAAGGGAACTTGGTGTAGGTAGATTGTATCGTACCCAGAATGGTTGCGAGTCGTACCTTTTCCGCCAGAGTTTCGATGGTATCCGTAGCACGGACAACAACTTCTGTGAGGTTGCACACCTGACCAGATCGAAGGATAATTTCAGAACAAGGATTTGTTCCAAAGTCATAGTTCGGATCACGCCGACCATACTTTTCAGCTTGCTTTTTACTTGCTTGACGATTGAATACACCACGTTCTCCCGATTTACTTTCTACTAATGATAGCCATTCACGCATGAATGTTTCCATGTCTGGCTTCTCTGTGTATGATACACTGTTATTTGCTAGTGCCCGGTACGATGCTTCGTTCCACCACTGCCCCGACTTAGCATGGCGCATACGATCATCACTAAGATTACTCAATGAAATCATTGCACTGCGTCGAACACCACCAACCACAACAATCTGGCCGATGAAGCACATCAAGTCATGGCACTCAATAGAGGACAGCTTACGCCCTTGTGCTGCCTTGAATGTCTGTACTGTGAAGTTAAACAGATCAACTAGAGGTCCGGGACCACTGGCACGTCCACCGAATGTCTTTAGCCGTGCACCAGCTGGACGTACATTACTGACATCCCATTTAGGAATCTCACCAGCCCACAAAAGTGCAAGCAACTGACGGTAGGATTTAGCCCAGCCTTCTTTGCTATCCTTTACGACAATGGTTGTCTCACTGTCGAACAACGGTGAAATCTCTGGCAGTTTGCCTACGAACTGTCGTTCAACACTGAAGCCAACTCCTGTCCCACATAGCAGGATAAACATTGCTTCATCGAATGCATACGGATGATCTACGTGAAGGTATGAGCAATTGTACATACACGTATTGTCCCGTGCTGCAGCTGGGCCAGCTGTCATCATAGCTCTCATAGAGGGCATGATCTGCAACGAGGTAACAGCCCCACGAATATCTTCGTATACCTTCCCATCCTTTTCATCTGCCAGTAAAGGTGCCACAATGCTATTCATGTAACGGTCTACTGTTTCTCCCCAACCTTCACGGCGGTTATCCTCTTCTAGCCAACGAGCATACCTAGATGTGTGAATAAATGCTTGGTAGTCTGTAGGTAAATAATTATTCATAGTTACTCCTGTGTCAGTATTTTTATACTCTTAATTTCCATGCCATCCACATCATGGATGAAATCCTGTAGTTTATCTTCTATCTCTGTGTCGATGATACCGTCTACAGGTACAGGGTATTCATCTTCTATTACTTCCAATGTCAAAAATACTTTAACTATCATAGTCTTCCATTCGTATTCTCCTACTAGTGAAACTTTACTTTAACAACGTTATCGTCTAGTGATACGTATTTCTCTGGTACACTGGTTGTTTCTGTGGGTGTGGCATTCATCTCTGTGTTGATCAAATCAAACAGCTTGTTACGGAAACCTACATCCCTCTCCATCAATGGTATTGATGCTACCAGCATGTCAGCCAGCATAGACAAGTGATCGAAGTCTGATCGGTTCAAAGTGTTGTCATCTGTGGTTAGTACTCCCACATCAATATCCCCAGACCAAGAATTGTCTTCCATGACATGCGGTGAAATGCGAATCACGAAATCATTTGAGTCAAAATCTATAAGTGTTTTTTCATTGTTGTCCATGCTAACTCCTTTTTATTTTCTCATTAGGGAATACCACCAAATCAGGGTGGTTGTCAATACCTTTTTCTTTCAGCCAATCTTCTGGTACGATCCTATCAGCATATAGAAATTTATTCTTTTCACACCATGTAGCATAGGTACTTTTGGCACCCTTACTCAGCTTACGTTTACTGCTTTCAAATACGAAACGTATGTCTAAGCTTGGGTGTTGCTTTTTAATGGCAATATGTTTGCGTCTATCACTAGCCGTGAACAACCCCTTTACTTCTATGATTAACCCGTTGGGTAGCACGAAGTCAGGGGTATAGGTGCGGTACATCAAGTCTTCCCATTCAATCTTGATGGCTTCATACTTGAACTTTACTTTGTGTTCCTTCAAGTAATCTTTGACTTTGATTTCTAGCCCACTCCTATACCCATGCTTCTGTGCAGCACGGAACTGCTTGCCGTTCATGGGAATCCCCAGCCACCTCTAAAGCTCTTGATGCCTAGCTTAGTTAGCTCTGCCATGACTTCTTCTTCTGCATCCTTACGAGCTTGTACTGCTTCCCGTAGCTTTGCATAACGTACCTTGTGCAAGTGCTGTCTGCGTTCCTTCAACTGTGCCTCTAGAAGATCAATCTCTTCCTGCATCTGTTCAATTTCATCATCACCTAGCATGTTTACTCCTCTATATATGCGACCATCTTAGGGTCTTTTGCTTTTGACATACGTGCTGGTTCCTCTACCATAGTGGGCCAACATGCCTGTCGATAATCACAGAATTTACATCCGTCATTTAATATTTTATTGCCTGTCGGCTTCCCTCTAAAGAACTCAGGTACGGGGGCAAAGCAACGTTTGAATACGTTTTTGTTTACTGTCTCGACTGTGTTCTTAATCTTGTCTAGCTCTTCGTCCATGTCAAGATTGTCTGCAGGTACATACTTGAACTCGCCATTGGCTTTGTTCACTACCCACCAACCACCCGCACGTTTTCCAGAAGCCTTGGCGTAACCTGCAAGTTGTCCTACGTATCCGAAACCATCTCCCTTTGCAAGGGCATCGAAGGATTCAAACTTGTTACGGTAAGACCAGTCTGATGCTGACTTCACATCATCGACGGCACCATTGACAATCAGATCGTAGCTGCCGTTGACTTTTGTTTCTGCACTGTCACCTACATCCAAAGTAACATGATCGGTGTCTTCAAATTTTACCCCTGCTTCTGTGAGTAGTCCTTTGAATACAGCCTCTACTATGTCACCTAGCATCATGTTCATAATGAAGGTTGTAGGTTTAGGTAGTGCAGTCTCTGGTCTGTTCTTCTCAAACCACAGTTGGCAAGTCGGACGCCCAATGTTGGACATCCTCATTCTAAACTCGCCACGAGACTTACCACTACCAAACTGACGTTTCAATGCATCTGCAATCTCGGAAGCCACCTGTTGGATTGTTTCATCCTTCATGGTAGACTTGCCGTTGACTGCATCTGTCATGTACTGGTGTAGTGCCAGCTCACCGGGATGGTTCATTATACGAAGTCCTCTTCGTCAATATCCACAAAGGCTTCTACCGTATCCGTATCGGTGTCATCATTCTTGTAAGCCTTCTCTTGCCATGCACCCTTGATGTACTCATTGTAGTTCTCTACCCAAGCTAAGAAGTTTGCAAAGGTCTCTTGTGCTGCGTCAGAAACGTCTAGTGTTTCACCCATGTCAAGTTCCATAGTGGGCAAGTAGAATACATTACCGTTAGGCAGTGCACGTTCCTCTGTGCCAGACTTGATGTTGTGTTGCACTGGCAGTCGGCGCATACGACTCAGCTTAGAGAAGATACCACCTGCAGTCTTGAATGCATCACGGTTCTCAATCTCCCAGATGAATGCTTGAGGTTCCAAGTCTACAGGGTTACCTTGTGAATCCATGACATCGAGCATCTCTACTGTGCCAAACATGACACGAACACGTTTGATCTGACGGATCAACTCTTGTGTCTTCTCTGGCAATGCTTTGAAGTCTTCAATCCAGCCAGCCGGTTTACCACAGTTGAACCCACCATCATTGTCTTTGAGGTCACTGTTTAGATCATTAGCCATGAGTGTCTTGACGTAACGATTAGGTGTGTCACCGGACGCCATGATGAAACGTTTGTACATAAACCGTTGTACAAATGGGCGAATGGTAACGTTAGTCGAGTAGTATGTCGGGCCATCTGGTATTTCCAATTTGTATGTGCCACCCGGTACTACTTCCATCTTCACGGACTTACCGTTTACTTGTGCCTCACCCATAATAGGTGAGTGGTTGATACGCAATCGTGCAAGTGTGCTTGACTGAGATTTCTTTGGGCCAGCATCTGTGGACATGCCCATTGCTTCTGCCATTGCTGCGTAGTTATCAGTGTTAATAGTTGCTACTTGTGTCATTTATAATCTCCTATGATTTTTCAAGAACTGTAGTTATATCATGCTACATCTTTTGTGTCAAGCCAATTTGGCCCTATCTTCGCCTCAAGTAATAGTGGGACGTTGAAGTCTAAGCCCCACTTTTTATTGACAATTTGTAGCAGCTTGTCATTGGCTGCGGCTATTACTCGTAGTACTTTTTGCTCCTCTTCTGGGTGTACGTCAATTACAATTGAATCGTGTACTGTATTGACTATACAACTGTGTAACTTGTTAGCCTCTAATAACTTGTCAATGTATATCAGAGATATTGGTACGATGTCTGCCGTTGCAAAGGATTGCACAGGAAAGTTTTTGATCTGTGTGAAAAATGTAACAGTGCCGTTTGCCTTACGTGATACACCGGGAAAAGAAAACTCACGACCAGATGGTGTACATATCTTACCTGTACTGAGAGCCTCACTGGCTAACTCTTTGTGCCATCTGGCAATGCCACTGTACTTCTTAGTGAACTGTGCATAGTACGCAGCCTCTGCCTCTGTACGACCGAATCCACTAGCACCATACAAAGGGGCAAATGTGTGGGCCTTGGCATCTTGACGTGACGTAGGCTGACCTGCATTAGAGATAACCTGTGCAGTGTAGCTGTGTACATCAAAGCCTGTAGCTACTTCGTCAATTGCTGTCGTGTCTTGTGATAAATATGCAGCAACCCGAAACTCTAGCTGTGCAAAGTCTGCTTCCATAATCTTACCGTTCTCCCAACGGGACTTGAATACTTTCTTGACAGGAAACGTACCACCACGTGGCATGTTCTGCATGTTGGGATCTGCACCGGACAGTCTGCCTGTTGCCGTGCGATGCTGCAGTAGTCGTACATGCAGCTTGCCATCAGGTTTTACGTGAGTACGGATGCCCTCTACAAAACTAGATAGGTAGGTATCAACTGCAGAAAGTCTGCGTACTCGTTGTAAGAATAGTACCGCATCTTCCATACCACGTTGCCTAGCTACGCCCTCAAGGTATTCCAGCTTGTCTTTGCCTGTAGCAAATCCGTTAGCAGATACCCACTTCTTTGATGGTGCTTGGAACTTCAGTCCCCCAACCACCTTATTATCATCCATAAAAAGATAACCTGTACTGTCACACGAACTGCATCTACTAGTTCTGGCGTAGGGTGTTCCATCTTTCTTTACCTTTCGTATCTGCCCTGTA